ATGCCATCATCTCGACCGGGGTCGACATCACAGCGTTGAAGCGGCCGTAGGATGCGCGTGCGCACGGCGTCGTCGCCGTCGCCGTCGCCGTCTCTGTCGTGAGCCAATGTCCTCTTGCACTGTAAGGAGATAATTTTCTTTTCTACTCGACCCAACAGAGCAGAGCAGACACGGGTGGACGGGCCCCACCACTGGTGCGACGACGACGACGACGACGACGACGACGACAATGACGGTGCCGGTGGCGATCACTCCGTCGGCACTGCGCAAGGTTGCAATGCAGATTGTGTATCCGGAGCACGCCGACTGGCGACCGCTGACACTGGACGAGTATGCGTGGCTGCGCGATAGTGCGTTTGGCGCTGGCGACGGTGTCGCCGTGTCGCCTATCGGAGTGTCCACGGCATTCTTGAAGAAACTCGACGCGCAGGTCGCCCTGTTGCACCCCATGCTCGTGTTGTATCCCATGAGTGCGCGCGATGTGCAACAGGTGTTGCCGGTACGTGTGCGCGGACCAGCCGCGTACCTATGGCTTGTGAACGTGAGCAGAAACACGGTGGTTCGCGCAGTGACCGTGGCACCCGACCGAGAACGACCCGTGCGTCTCGTCGACGCTGCGCAACTGTGGCCAAAAAATTGCTGAGTATAGGAACAGGGGTCTCGTCGTCGTCGTCGTCGTCGTCGTCGTCGTCGTCGTCGTCATCACGTATCAATCGCATCCCGCCACACACCCCCATCATATCACCCCCGCCGTTGTTATGACATCGTCGCTAGTTAACTTTGGAGACCGAACGGCTATCACCGTTGCGTCGCTGCAAACCGACGTGACGACGCGAGTTGGCGCCACGTACGCCGACGACGCGGTCACGCGTAGTTTGCGTGAGATGCGCGACCGCATCGTCGACAATGCACAAAAGGCAGGCCCTGCCGTCACGTGGGCCGAGTATCACGCGAGGCCGTTGGCGTACGCCGGACGGCGTGTGACTGTGCGTAACGCAGACTTTGTGCGCGGCACGCTGCGTGTTCAGCAACCGTGTGTTCTCGTTGTCGAGGAGGACATTGTGTTCAACCCTCGGCCCGACACGGACCACCGGCCTAACGGCGACGACGCCGAGTACGCCGGCGCGCCGTACCACCTGGGCTTCTTTGCGGCTGTTACGATCGAGTGCGACGACGTTGTGGTGCTGCTTGGGCATCACGAAATCACACAGTCGCGCGAGCACTTTGTGAAGCAGCGATTCTACCAAACGATTGAACTGGCCAATCAGCCGTTTATGCCGGGACAGGGGCCAGCGCAGTTTGGCTCAACGCCGCGGTACGCGCGTCGTGTCGCCGTGTGTGACGGTACGATCGGCATAAGTAGCCACGAGTCGGTGCACGGTAACATGAACGAGGACATTCTCCTCGAAAACCTGACCATTAGGGACTATGAGATTGCTGGCGTGGCGCTCAACGGCGTGCGACGCTTCTCGGCAGTGCGTTGTCACGCACTCGGCAACCTGAAGAGCGTAGCGCTGCGTGCCACCTTTAGCGGTGCGCGGTTCGCGTCGTTGTTTGCCGACGCGGCTATCCAACACGCGCCAAGCGGCGTCGACACGCGCGCGCTGGTGGCTGCCAACAAACGTCTGCGCGTGCTGATGGAACAGGCCGCGGGCGACGTGTACAAGTCGGACCGTGTAGACCCGGTTGCACACCCAGAGGCTGCCGCGCTGTTTGCCAACCGCGACCCGACGGCGTCGGACGGCAACGGCTACGGCTTCCTCGTTAACCCAGTGGGCGTCGCGGTGCTTTCGTTCCTGCCCGATCGGCAAACGGCCAAGGCGCTTGGCTCGTGCGACGTGTCGCTCAAGGAGTGCTCGGTCACCGACACGCGTCACAACGTTACAGAGCACACGGCGCTGTTCAGCGCGACCACCGGCTTGCAGCGTGGACCCACGAGCGAGTCGTTTCTCATTCGCGACGTCGTCGACCCTGTCACTGGCCGCTATCGCGCAAACGCCCTTGCCGACCTGCAGTTGCAACTCGCCGAGTTTCTCGACCACGTTCCCGCGTCGCAGCGCGCGCGCTTTGGTGGCACGACGACGATCGACCGTGCCGTTCGCAACTGGGCGCTTCGTGCACAGCCGCCGTCGATTGCGGCGCTGTTCGCCAGCGGCGAGTACACGACAAAGGGCAACGGCGACTTTATGTTTCACGTGATGAAGGGCCCCGTTGCCGTGCGCATCGAGGGTGTCACGCGTGCTTGCATCACCGACATGACCATTAACGGCGTCGTTAACACGGGTGCTCGGGGGCAAACCGGCGCTCTGCCGGGCCAAACGGCGCCGGTCGTGTACACGGGGCCGCGTGACGGCGGCCATCCTGACCAGCGCGCGCAGCGCGGTTACAACGGCGCTGACGTGCGTGGCCTGTCGTTGGCTGGCTGCAAGGACGTGCGCGTGCGCGGCCTGCGCGTGTCTGGTGTTCACAGCGCTGCGGGCAGTGCGATGGCAATCGACGTGCACGGCGGCAGCGAGTGTATTGAGATTGACGACGTGTCGATTGACGACGTGAGCACGGACGGGCGCGAGTATGAGTTGGCGCAACCGGTCGCGCAGAGCGTGCACGTGTCGCGAAACTGCAAGCACGTGTTGTTGCGCATCGACGACGTGCCCGAGTCGGCGCCAATCGTCATCGAGTCGACAAACAACGTCAGACTAGGCGGCGCCTAGGAGACGCGAGGGGGGCTGTAACACGGGGGGGAGGGGGGGGGGTGTTGACTTGAGACTTGGACGGAGCAGGTCTCGGCCAATGCCGCTCGAAGGATGGCCAGAACACGCCTCCTCCTCCAGCACTCTAGGTCTTCTCCCAGTGCGCGAGTAAAACGTATGCGCGCTGCGAGCACCAACAGTCGTTCGCGCGCGGGCACCGTGAGCGCCTTGTATCTCAGAACCCTTGGCAGTGCCCGATCTACGATGGCCAACACTGCCGCGCGGCTGTCGAACACCGTATTCGCTACTGCCCCCCGTGTAAGCACCAGGCACAGGGAATAGTACGTCAACGTGGTTGTCGCTACAGGCTGGTATGCGTCGCGGGTCGGGGCGATGTAGAACACTTGTTGTTGGCGCGGGGTACTGGGCCGCGCGTCATGTGTGGGCGGCGGCGGCGGCGGCGGTAAAAGGCACCCCCACACGATACCCGGTGTCGTGATAAACGGAAGATGGTGGTCACTGGCACATCCACGCGTGATCATTTCGCGCAAAACCTTGGTGTACAGTTCAACTTGTTGTAGATCTCGTTGTAGATACGGCCCGACTCTGGGGACGATGCTCGTGTCATCTTTGCAGACGTTGCACCGTTCCACCAACACAGAGGCTTGCTCAAAATCTCGTTTCTGCAATGCTATCCTCAGCGCCAGTCCCGTATACGCAAACGCTCCTGCGTCCAGCAGGGCCCTGGTGACGTCAGCGTTGCATGCAAGTACCAATGCAGAGTATCGGCTGTCGTCGTGATGGTGCGTATCTTGCTGGAGACCCGTCGCGTCCACCGCCACGCCGTGTTCTAGAAGAAGACGGACACACGCGACGTGCGAGTCTACAGACGTGCGGTAAAGTTTGGCGTGATGAAGAAATGCATCGTCTCCACCACCACTCACGTTGGGTATCGAGCATGCAACGTCATTTGCGGCGGCGGCAAACATAAGCGGTGTCATGTCAGCGTCGTCGGGACGGGCTTCTGCGTCTGCGCCGCGTTGCAAGAGTAGCGAAACAAACTCGGGTATGCCCACCATGCACGCCACCATCAGCAGCGTAACTCCCGACCTTTCGCGTGCATCGACATCCATGCCGTGATCAAGCAACAGCCTCAATACCTCTTCTTTAGCGCTGCACGCTAGTGCCATGAGTATGCAACCTGCGTGTTTGACAGGCTTGATGGGCGCGCCCGCATGCAACAGGGCGCGAGCAACGTGGATTCGCGACTCTGCCACTGCGAGACACAGCGGCGTCAACCAGGGCTGTCGCTGACTCAACAATGCACCGCCCTTGACCAACAACCGTGTGATCTCTGTCCATGTGTTTGCGTCGTCGTCGTCGTCGTCGCCGTCGCCGTCGTCGCGTCTAACACATAGTGCCGTAAACACACCGTGTCCAAACGCGTCGCACAGGTTGACGTTTGCACCAGCGTTTACGAGCGCTCGGACGCACCCCACCGACCGGCTCTTGCAGGCACACATCACCGCAGTCATGCCCCTGTCACATCTCCGGTGCCATGGCGCGCCTACACTTGCGTCCCCGTCACATCCCCAGCGTCGTCGCGCGTTTACGTTTGCGCCCGCTCGAATCAACTCTGTTGTACATGCTACGTGTCCAGACAGACACGCGGCGATCAACGCCTCTCCCTGTTGCGCACGCGTGTCGGCATCCCATGCGCAAAGTCCCGCTGCAGTACAGTCGCGACATGTAAGGCGAAAAGGTGTTGTCGTCGTCGTCGTCGTCGTCATCGTCGGTGCAATTAAAATCACGCACCGAGCCGCCCCGGAACACGGCTCGTAGGACGCGATTTTTCGCCGCATTGTGTTGCTCGCTGTCCGTGCCAAGTCTCCTTTGGAGCGACGACGACGGACACGCCGCCGTGTGTTAAAAATCTCTGCACCACGATACAACCATAACCACAGTTGCGATGGCCGCCCCTGATAGTCGTCGCATGGCCATTGGCGCCGCGCGATCTGGGGTGCCGACGAGGCGTTCGCCAGTGCCTCTTGAGCCAATGACAGCGCCCGCCCGCGTCGTGCCGCCCCCTGTCATGCCTCCGTCGTCGTCGTCGTCGTCGTCGTCGTCGTCACAGGGCCCACGTACCCTAGGTTCCCTGGGCCTTCAGGTAGTGCGCACGTTGGGAGAGGGTGGTCAAGGTAAGGTGTTGCTTGTGCGTCGTAGGGCGGCACAACGCGCTGGCGGAAGATCAAAGACGTCACAACAGCAGACAGCCGAGTTGTACGCGCTCAAGTTATTTCGTAGCGACCTCGACGACGCGATGGAGGCGTATGAACGCGAGCGCATGGCACTCGCGCACCTTTCGCCGTGTGCGCACGTTGTTACGATGGACCAGGCGTCACTCGGCGACGTGAGTGTAACGAGCAACGGTAAGCGTCAGCGGTACGCAGGCTACCTGATGCCGTACGTGCCCGACGCAGTGTCGCTGTCCGAGTACTGCACGTCGGCGAAAAACGGTTCTCGGCTAACATGTGCCGACGTGCATCGCATAGCGCTTCAACTGGCCACGGCACTCGAGTGCATGCACTCGCACAGCATTGCTCATGGCGACGTGAAGCCCGAGAACGTGCTCATTGACCCGCGTACGCGACACGTGTGGTTTATTGACTTTGGCACGGCATGCACTGCAAGTTTAGCACCTGCACCCGCGAGGCGAAAACGGAAGCGAGACGCGGCCGATCGCTCGTCATCACCGCCACTTCCGTTGCATCTAACCGCAAACGCCGCTGCCACCACCACCGCTACTACTACTACTACTACTACTACTACTACTACTACTACTGCTACACGTGTGCGTGACATGACGTGCCCGTGTGATCGCACACATCTCGGCTACACACCCGAGTACCTGTCGCCCGAGATGCTCACACGACGCGTGTGTAAGCCCAACTCACCCTGCCCAAACGTGTCGCCCACGGCGTTTCCGCAGATGCAACGTGCCGTCAACGCCGCGTGTCACACGGCCGATCGCGCCGTGTACGCAGACGAAGACAGTGCTGCAGCCATGTTAGCAATGTACAAGGCGTCGGACGTGTGGGCACTTGGCATGGTGCTGCTGTTTGCATACTCTCTTGGTACGTTCGATTGCACGTACCTGCAACTGTGCGATCGCCCGAGAACTCAACGCGACACGACAGATTGCCTCAACTTTATGCACCGTCTACAAGACGGCGTGCGTGCCGTGTTCTCGCACACTCGTGACGCGCCGTGTCCAAAGGAGGTTACGTTTGCCGACTGCTCAAAGGCGCCTCCTCGCGTAGTGCCGTCGTTACAACGCGCCATCCTGGGCTGTCTCGCATTCTCACCAAACGATCGAATGGACGCGTCAGCCGTACGCAAGGTGCTGATGCGCGGCAGTAGTGCCGGCGGCGGCGGCGGCGGCAGCGGCGGCAGCGGCGGCGGCAGCAGCAGTAACAGTGGTCGCTACTGGCCTAGGATCCTAAGTGACTGAACAAGTACAAAGTCGAGGAGCCACGGGTTGCGTGCAAATAGGGCACCTGTTGCCTCGTCCTCGAGTTGACGCGTCGTCACGTTGCCAGCGAGACTGATCAGACCTGCTACCATACACGGCGAGTAGTAGCGCGTTGCGTCGTCAGGATCGCGTGCCGTGATCTGTTCGATCGCACGTCGTGCACGTGCGAGTGCCCATTCGTCGTCGTCGCCTTGCACCGGCATCTTGCTTGCGAGGCCAAAGTCAGTGATTGTCGCGTCGTCGATGTGCCCGTAGCCGTCGCGACGCACCAGTACGTTGCGGGGGAACATGTCATTGTGCAGATAGCCTGCCCGATGCATCGAGCGAACCTGCGCCTCGAGGCGATCCACGACACGCGGCGGGACGTACTCACACTCGTCGAGTGAGCCACCCGCCCATAGTTCTGTTACAATGGCTACGACGCGTTGCTCGGCACACTGCCAGGACCCCACGTAACGAGGGCCCACCGCGTGTTGCTCCCACAGGACGCGCTGCGTCGAAACCTCACCGAGGATGCGTGCACGCTCACGCTCGCTCCGGTACCTCTGAAACTTGACGGCGTAGGAACAGCCATCGGCTAAACACGCCTCGTGCACGGTGCCATACGCACCCATGCCCAAAAGGCGCCTCAACGCGGCACCCGTTACACCCGCCGTCCCGTGTGAAAAGCAATTGCGCACTGCCGCCGCCGACGGTGCCGCCACAGCCGCCGATTCAACACTCACCCCCCCTCTGGACTGTTGTTGTTGTTGCGTTGACGCGCGTGGCGACGGTAGACGAGAGTGTACCCGTGCGCGGCCCAGGCGAGGCGTCGTCTTTTGCTTGACAGACGACGACGACGACGACGACGACGACGACGACGACGACGACGATGGCGATGGCGGAGGAGGAGTTGTGGAAGGTGGACGTGTTTTCGGGGGCGTGTGTCTTGGTGTCGGCGGCGGTGTCGTAGACGTGACTGTGCGACGCTGGCGCGCCGCTCCTCCACTGGGAATACCCCGTGCCGCCGCTGTCGTGGCAAGGAGGCGCTCGAGGTCATCGCGAAGCGCATGTGGCGGCACCGGTACGCCGCGGCGTTGCAACTCGGCAATCACCTTTGCTCGAGTCAGCGCTGGCTTGTTTGTGCGCGTCGTTCGCCCGCGTCGCCGTTTTGCGCCCCCTGGCAGTGCCGGTGTATCCATTAAACAGGCTGGCTGACAGGCAGTCGGGCGGACGCTGTGCGCCGACCCTGTCTTCACTGACATTTCAAGGTGAAAATTTACTACTTTTGACACTCGCTCGCCGCCGACAGTTGTCGGCTCGGTGCAACGCACCGTCTAACGCAGCGTAGTGACACTCGAGCCTCTGTGCCCGTCGTCTGAGCCGGGATGCCTCTAGTGCGCCACCGCCAGTGGTACGTAGCATCGTCGCCGTCGCGGCGCGCAACTGTTCCACGGCGGCGCGTTGCTCCCTTGCCGTGTTTGACAGGGATCGGCGGAGTGCGTTCAGGTTGACGAGGATGTCGGCGTCAGACTTGCCTGCTTCCTTCCACATGCGATGCAGGCTGTGATACACCTGCTCAAGCCAACTTGACTCGGCGCGACCAGACCTATACACGCGTGTGCTTGCAGACTTTCGACACGCATAGTCGACGCGTGTGCACCGGTCGCGCACACACTCGGTGACGCACGTGCGGTACACGAAAAAGTCTAGGAACGACGAGGTGGCGATCCATGCATCTAGAGCGCGCGCCGGTGCTATGCCAGCAACTCGCAACGCCGCATTGTCCCGGTGCTCGAGACGCGTGCGATCTAGGTTGCCCGACATTTGCTCGTCGTCCATTAACATGACTAGGATGCGCTTGTCGCGCGGCGTGACGCGGACGTCGGCCGCCATGCTGCTGGCTGTTAAGGTGTATCACATTTATTTTGCGAGATCAACGCCTGCGCTTACTGACGCCTGACACCACGCCCCCCTCGCGACCACTGTTGGCCACCCCCACGTCGCCGCCTAGCGACCGCCGACGTACTCATGGCCTCGAGGCCCGTATCTGTCGTCACCGCGGGGGGAGAGGCGGCTGTCGGTTTCTGCCAGTTCTGGATTACACGGCGGAACAATGTGGCAAACTTGCTCACCGTGCCCGTGTCGTTTGGGTTCTTATGCAACTCATTCCATGAGGCTAACAGGTTGCTGCTCTCAGCAGCGTTAATGGCGACGAGGTGGCGTATCAGGCCGTCTGCTGATCTTTGCGCCTCTCCATCGCCTAGAAAATCCACGAGCCCCGCTTTGTACACGGCCTGTGACAATTCCGACTGCGCGTTGACAATAAGGGCCTGCTGATTGGCGTCAAATTGAGCGAGACGAACAGTCTGCGTGTCACGCGTGATTGCCTGTAGCACCGGTGAGATCGCTGCTACGGATAATTCGGCGTGATTACCGAGGAAGGTTTTCATCAGAGCGCGCTCCCGTTGTGCTGTAGTAAGAGCCGCTTGGATTTGATCCTTCTCTGATTGCAGTGCTCGAAGTGTTGTCTCTAGTGTTGTGATTCTGGACGTGCTTTCACTGCCAGCGGATTCTAACATCCGCTGAAGCACCTCGTAGTTTTTGCGAATACTCTGGAGGGCGCCAACGCCTTCGCCGGCGCAGTACCACGCACGCGCACGATCATCGCCTTCGAAAAAATTGAGACACACTGCATTATCGGCCACATTGGCCGTGGTCGGGGTCGTGGTCGTCGTCGCCATCGGTGGGTGCACTTGGCAGTGGTGGCGCGGTGGCGGTGTAACAGTACCCCTGCCGTGGTACCAACATATTTTTGGCTCTACGCGCCGCTACATTGCTCGCCGTTTCCCGACTGCACTGTTGCGTTTCTGGGAATCAGAAAGTTGCGAGCGTACCTGTGCAAGGCGAGTGTCAACGACCTTTTTCTGGCGACGGATCTGATCAAGGCGCTGCATCTCAAACTTGCGTCGCAACCGCAACGACTCGATAAGTCCGTCAATCGCCACCAAGCGACGCTGTGCAGCGGCGATAGTATCGGGCGTGGGCAGTGCAGGGCGTTTCTTTGCGCGCACAACGGCGGCTGCACCACCACCGGTCTTTGATGTCGTAGTCTTCTTGCGACGCACGGCGGGGGTCGGGGCTGTTTTGCGCCGTGGCGACGCAACGGCGGCGGCGGCGGCCTTTGCCTTCTTTGCGGGCATTTCGGGACAGGGCGGGCGCGCGTCGTAGTCTCTGCGTGATGTATTACAAAATTTGGTAACACGACGAGGGCGCGCCCGGCGGTGGTAGTGATAAATCAATACGCGCGGTGATCGCTCGTCTGGTGACGAGTCGAGCGGCAGCCAACTGTTAGACAGGGACAAGGGCCGACCGCGACGACGACGACGACGACGACGACGGGGCGCGATGAATTCACCTCGATGGGGCGCGACCGCGTGTGATGGCCTAAAGAGCATTGCGATACCCGTGGCACCCGGTGGCACGCTAACGCTGGGCGGCTGCGGCGTCGGTGCCTTCTCCAGCCGCGCACGCCTTGTAGACAGGGCATTCGTCAATGGGCAGTGTGTTGTGTCGACGGTTGTGATCGAAGAGGACGCGGGTGCAAACGACACGATACGCCTGTTTCGCGCGCTCATCGACACTGCGGCCGTACTGGACTCATTCTCCATTCACGTTGCCGTGTTGGCAACGTCACGTCTGTGTACCCTGATGTTTGAGACTGCGTTTCGACAACAGAGTGCCGTGCGCGTGCGTCACTTTGCGATCCTTGGAAGCGTTCCGTTGCCCAGGCCGCTTGTGATCGCGCTGTCACAGCCGGTACTCGACTCGCTGACACTGGGCTCCTGGCGGTGGACGCACCAGCCCGCACCCTGGTCGACCGGCGGCCACGACGACGACGACGACGGCGTGGTCGCTGCTCCCTACGCAGAGTCTGTTAGCAGTGTAACACTCACCGAGGAAATGAGTGTCCTACTGTCGTTAAGTGCGCACGTGTTCAAGGGCGGTGCGCCAGTGTGCCTCTGGCTGCGGCGCTTTGTCAACACGCTAACGACAGTTAACTTGTCGATTGGCGCGAGCAGTGGTGTAGAGTTGCGCGACGCGATGTGCACCGACGTGTTACCAGACTTTATCACCGCTGCGCCAAACCTTGTTCGACTAAGTGTTGTGTGCGACGACGACGGACTGCTGTGGCCACCGTTGCCCACCTCGTCGGGCCTAGCGATGCTCACGGCCGCGCACGGTGCGGTGCGTCGCAGGCTGCTCAGCGTGTTGACGCTGTCGGGTGGCTGGCTGTGCGACGACACGCCGGGCCTCGTCGACGCACTGGCGCGCATCGTGGGTCGCGAGGAGGACAACTCGCGCCTTCTCCACGGCGGCCTCACGCTGACGCGAACGCGCCTAACGATGCGTGCACTGCAACACGTGCTTGCCGCGGCAGCCGGTACGCACGTGCCGCTGCACGTCGATCGGTGCGACGGGGGGGACTGTGAAAGTGTCGCGGCGCGTGTGGCAGAGTCTGTGTCGGCGCTTGGTGCCAACCTTACGCACGTGACGTTGCCGTCGGGCGCCGGTATGTCTGCGGCGCATTACGAACGGTTTATGCTGGCTGCAGCGACAAACGACCGCATAACGTCCATTTCAGGCGTCCTGGTCGACTTGAGTGAGTCGACGATGTTGGCATTGTGTACACTTCTCGAGACCACCTCGTCTGTCAACACGCTGCGTGTTACCTTTGTTACGCCACGCCAGCACGCAACACGAGGGTCGTCGTCGTCGTCGTCGTCAAAAAACCCTACCGAGGAAGAGGCAACAGCAGCGGCGACAGTGGCGACACGCACTGCGGTGACACGTCTTGCCGCGGTGCGCATGTGGCCGGCGTTTGCAAAAAACCAGTCGGTGCGCACACTGCATCTTCTAGCCTCGCCCGCCATAGCGTCGTCGCCGGGCTCGGCGGCTCGTGGCACCGATGACGAAATGTCCCGCTCCTTTGCACGTGGCTTGGAGACTGTCCTACGCACGAACCGTGTGTTGCGCCACCTAGACACGTCCGTGTCCGTCGACCGACGCCTGTCGCATCACATTGTCGACGCGCTTCGCGAAAACAACACGCTGCGTACGCTAGCGTTTGGATGGACAACGATGGGTGTATACGACACGTTTCTAACCGCTGCGCACCGCCACGACCTGTACGTCGACGCCGTGGACGCGCCGTCGGTCGAGCGCACAAAGCGTGCGGCCCTGTCGTCGCTGCTGCTCGTGTCACACGCTACGCGCCGTGCAATCGCCTCCCTCATGTGCTCGGCCAGGGCGCTCATGCAAGCAAACGACGTTGAGACTACCGTGTCGGCGACGGGACCGGATGCAAAGAGAGCACGGCGCTCAACCACTGCCGCCACTGCTTCTGCCATGGCGCGCACTACACAAATTCAGGTGGCGTATGCGCAATCGCGCGTGTTCCTCAACCTCGATCTACTCGTGCACGTGATGACCGTCGTCGCGTCGTCGTCGTCGTCGTCGTCGTCGTCGCCGCCTACCGTGACGCCCCTTCATGCGCGTCGTGCAGTGTTATGGGCAGCGCACCGCCGCCCCATGTGGCGTCCAAGCGAGGTTGATTTTTTCACCTACGTATTTCACGGTGTC